GAAGAATTTCTGGAAACCCAAAACTCTACCTATCACTAAAACACGTAAGAGACGCGTACGAACACGTACAGAATCTGACTGGAAAACATACTATGGGTCATCTGATGAAGTACGGAGACTTGTGGAATCACGAGGAACAGAAAGTTTCAACCGAGAGATTTTAAGACTTTGTAAAACCAAAGGCGATATGTCATATCATGAAGCTAAATTGCAATTTGCTAATGATGTACCATTACGTGAAGATTATTACAACAACTTTATAGGTTGTAAAATACATGCTAAGCATTTAACATGTTAACAACAAACTTTAAAATAAGTGCATTTTTTAGTGTACATTCCCTAAAATCTATGGTATAATATATCTATAAAATTAAAAAAGAGGAGAAATTTTATGGAAAATACTAATGATAAAATCGAATATATTACTGAAATGGAATTCACCAACGGTATTTATTTAGTAGGTCTTGGCGAAACTGAGGAAAAGTCAATTAAGTCTGCGACTGATCAACTACCTTATAAGACTAATGTAGCTGTATACACTTATAAAGATGTAAAGTCTTTCGAATCATATAAACTTCCACAACATTACACAGAAACAGAGTTAGCGTAAACATACGCTAACATTAACTATATACAGGAGTAATGTATGTCTAAAAAATCAAATGTTATAAATTTCAAAAAAGAAAAATTAAAAAAGTTTAACGAAGAAAAAGAAATAGTCTTTACCGTTGATGGCGATAACTATACGCTAGGAGAGTGTGTTGATCAAACTCATAATGATAACGGTATGGAGTTTGTATTCGAACTGGAGATGGAAGATGACGAAACCGTTCACTAATATAGATCTACTTAAAAAGCAACTAGCTCAAGAGACTAAAGAAAAGTATACTTTATATAGTCGTATAAAGGAACTTAGAGCTCAGCTAGATGAATTGCAAAAGAAAACTCCAGAGTTAGACAATAACTCTGGACCAAATCAAACACAAAGAGATAAAACATAGTTAATATGTTAATCACTTTTTTCAAATTAAATGCATTTTTTCCTTTACATCTGCTAAAAAATATGGTATAATATATCTATTAAAAATTAAAAAAGCGGAGAAACTAAATGCAATTTACAAAAGAAATCAAAGACATTCAATTCGATAACGATGGCGTATCAGAAGCTATCGTTATGGCCTCAGCTGCCGGTTGGTACGTTGGCAAGATAGATAAGTCCGAAGGATTTATCCAGCCATACAACAGGTATAGCGAATACTTCGCTACATCTGAGGAGGCACAAAAGGAGCTAGAGCTTTATGCCTAGTCCTTCCGAGATACAATCAATGCTACCGCTATATTTTCAACTCCTCTTCTTCGCAGTAGCTGGAGCATTGGTTGTAGGAGTATTCTTTTCCATAGTCGGTTGGTTCTTTCGTAATGCAATTATTGTCATGATAGTAGTTGCAATATTATTTGCCATCAACTATGGTTATGTCGATTTAAATAAATTATTTGGAGCTGTGAAAAATGACAATGCATCTATTACCAATTTACTACAACAATAATAGTACTAAAAAGAAAAAGCCTTTCCGCAAAGCAGGTTGGCAAAAAGCTCAAGCTGAACACGATAAGTGGCTTATGGATAGAGGTGTACATCCATCACAGCTTAAGAATAAAAATAAAGATTCAGGTATTAGTGCTCCTAATTACAAGGAGCATTCACGTTCTCTACCAACAAGCAACTACACTGGTAAAGTTGTTGGTAAGTCTAAAACAAATGCGTACACAGGCACGTTCATTACAGGTATTGCCACCATGCACAAATCTAACATGGTACCTGTAACTAAAGATGCAGATCCTAAAGAGTACTCAACAATGAGGAGAAATTAATTTGCATTTTATGCATTTTTTCCTTTACATTTCTGTAAAACTGGTGTATAATAATACTATAAAATTAAAAAGGGAGTTTAATTTATGGCTAATTTAAATAGAATGATAGATGATCTAGAAATGCTATCAATAGAGGAGCAAGATGAACTTGCTCAGAGACTTCTAGATAGAAACAGTGGACTGGCTGTTACTCTATCAACCAAGATTAACATAGCTCATCAGGATAAGTTTTATACTGATTCTGTGGCACAATCCGTATTGGATCTTCAGTAATGAAGAATCCTATTGCTAAATACTTAATGTGTGCATTTGCCTATTATCAGCTCGATACTAACTTAATTCCAGATAGTGAATTCGATCAGTTAGCAAAAGACATTCTTGCAAATTACGACAACATTGAGCATATGCATAAGCATTTAGTAACTAAGAAAGATTTAGATGCTGGTACATACCTTGGAGAATATCCAACCATTGTACGCAGCGCAACACAACAATACATTAACGACAACAACATATAAATGGGAGTTTAATATGGGACTACAAGCACTAAAAGGTAAAAAGACTAAAAAGAAAGTATTAAGGGCAAGAGCTAGAACTGGTTTAGCTGGTGTACCAATTGATAAAGGATTTGACGCAGTCAAAGATTATTTTCATTTACATGTCGATAAGAAAGATTGCATAAGCCAAGTTAAGACATGGGTTAAGAAAAACTTTCCCCAACCATCTAAATATATTTTAGCTAATTCTGAATATCATTTTACTATGACACACCATGCAGCAACAGCTTTCTGGTACAATAATGATTTACATAAAACGGTTGAGTCTGATAAAGCTCCTGATTTCTTATCACATTTGTTTGATAGAATGATACCATTAATTGAAAAAGGTAAAATCATTTACAAAGAAAAGCAAGCTGAAAGAAAAGCTAAAAGTAATATAATTACTATATCACCTCAAGAAAAATTAGTACGTAAGATTAATAATACTATTATGCAAGAATTACTTGAACTAGAAGACAAGTGGATCGATGGTGACGAAGCCACAATCAATATATATGATAGATTCAAGTACCACGGCCTAACGAATACAGCTATAAGCCACGTTAAGCCTATGATTGAGGGTTGGCTCCTTGACTATGAGGATGCTTATCACAAACGATGTGATCAAGCAGTTGAAGGTTACTCCCACCTAAAAAGGTCAACTCTCAATCAACGAATTAAAATATGCACTACAATGTTGGAAGATCTTGAAAGAATAAGATCAGCAACTAAAGCATCAAGAAATGTTAAAGTCAAAAGACCCAAATCAGTTGACAAACAAGTTGCTAAAGTGCAGTACAAAAAAGAAGATAACGATTTTAAAATCGTATCTATTAATCCAATTCAAATACCTACAAAGGCAAGGTTATATGCATTCAATACTAAAAGCAAAATGATTATTGAATATGTTACCGAAAGTGTCAATGGATTTGAAATATCTGGTTCAACCATTAAGAATATTACGCCAGGTTTAAGTAGAACGGTGTGTTTACGTAAACCACTTGATTTCTTACCGATTGTTTTACAGAAAACTCCAAAGCAGATAAACGATGCTTGGGGAACTCTTAAAACAAAAACAAAAGTACCTAATGGAAGACTCAATAAAGATACAATTTTACTAAGGGTTTTAGACAAATGAAAATAGAAGAACAATTTTTAACAAAGTCTAAATTTACAAAGCTTATCGAAAGTACAGTAGCTGAACTTAAGATACCTTATATGGACGCTATACTAAAAGTGTGTGAAACTAATGATATCGAAATAGAAGATATCAGAAAGTTCATATCACCTATTATTAAAGATAAGCTTGAAGCAGAGGCAATGGATTTAAACTTTTTACCAAAAAAGAATTCCATTGACTTATCACTATTTGAGTAGTCGTATATATAATACTACACAATGTAATAATACAGTTAATATTTCAGCAAATAAGGAGACAATACTATGTCATTTGAAACATTAAAACGCAATCGCGGTTCTAACATCAATAAAATTATAGAAGCAGCACAATCTGTCGGCGGAGGAGAACAAAAGTCTTACGTAGATGAAAGAGTGTGGAAACCAACAGTTGATAAAGCAGGCAATGGTTATGCCATTATCAGATTTCTTCCGGGTAAAGACGGTGCAATACCATTTGTAAGGTATTGGGATCACGGCTTTAAAGGTCCAACTGGTTTATGGTATATTGAAAACTCACTTACAT